GAAAGAATTTCTGGGAGGGTAATAATGAAGATTGATTTAACCCAAACCCATGATGTTATTGGAGCTTATCAAGCATTAGACTGCTCAGCCATTCGCCAACAATATACAGACGCAGGAACTCAGTACGCTTTAGATGTTTTAGATCAGAAGACAACTACTGGTTATTTGATTAAGTTAGCGGCTTTCCGCCATATTAGAGATTTGCAACGGCAAGGTAGCGTTGACTTTCCCTTTGCTTATTCGGTAAAGCGAGTGGATCAAGTGCTTAAATTTGCTTCCATTTGTCCGAACGTTGATACAGGTGAACCAACTAAACTAATGTCGTGGCAAAAGTTCATTATGGCTATGTTAATTGGCTGGCGTAATGATGACGGTGGTAAGCGTTTCTCACGGGCTATTGTTTCCGTTTCACGTGGCCAAGGTAAAACTTACCTTATGGCGATTATCACTGCATATAGTTTCCTAATTGAATCACTAGGACTATCTAACCAAGACTATTTAGTTTCATCCATTAATTACAAACAAACTAGCAAGATTCTGGGCTACATTAAATCAATGTTAGCCAAGATTGCAACAATTGAACCATTTAAAACACTAATGCAAGATAGTGGATTAGATACACGGACATTGTCATCTCAATCTGACCAAGTTGTGATGAGCAGTAACAACAACAAGCTGCGAGCAATCAGTCATGAAGCCGGTCAGTACGACTCGTTTCATTTTACAACGGCTATTTTTGATGAAATTGGTGAAATTAAGACACGGCAGAAGATTTCTAAAATTGTGTCAGGCCAAGTTAAGGTGCGCAATAAGCAATTTATTCAAATTTCAACGGCTTATCCCGATCCAACCGTACCATTCCATGATGATGAGCGTATGATTCAGCAAGCCATGGAACAGGATTATTTGCGTGATGCTGATACATATTTGGGACTTATTTGGTCGCAGGATGATTTGAATGAAACTTACAAGCCCGATACGTGGGTTAAAAGTAATCCCTTACTAGATTTACCAAGTCAACGAGAAGTTTTGCTAAACGGCTTGACGGATAAGCGTGATTCTGACGCTTTGTCTGGCACACTCAACGACTTTCAAAACAAAAACCTTAACTTGTGGCTAGAACAATCAACTGACAGCTTCTTGAAACTGCCTGACGTTGAAAAAGCCATTGTGCAATCGTTTAGTTTTGATGATCGGCAAGTCTATATTGGCTTTGACTACTCGATGTTTAGTGATAACACGGCGTTAGCGTTTGTATTCCCTTATCGTGATAATAATGGTAAACCACGATGGTTTATTTATCAGCATAGTTTTATCCCATGGCAGAAAGCCGGTTCGATTGAAGCTAAAGAAAAGCAAGACGGTATTAATTATCGGGACTTAGCTAAAAAAGGATTTTGCACAATTAGTAGCCACCCACAAGGACTAATCAATGATGAGCAGGTTTATCAGTGGTTGCTTAAATTTGTTGAGCAACATCGACTGGAAGTTGTTTTCTTTGGTTATGACGCTTGGGGACTAACGCCTACAATTAAACAATTAGATTTAAATTCAGGATGGCCGTTGCAAGCCATTCGGCAGCGAACTAGTGAATTGAAAGATCCAACTAAGTTTTTGCAGACAATGTTTGTTGAAGGCTCAGTCGACCGCTTGGATGATCGAATTATGGAAAAGGCGTTACTAAATGCTGAAATTTATGAAGATAAAATTGGTATTCAAGTCGATAAAGCTAAGGCCACATTGAAGATTGATGTAGTTGATGCGTTAATTGACGCCTTATTCCAAGCCATGTATCACTTTGAAGACTTTGCAGATGTGAACAATCCTGATAAACAGGTCGAACGTATGAACGAAAAACAAGTTCTTGAATGGTTTAATAACCCGGAATCGGGATTGCTAGGAGATGATATGAATGATTTTTAAACAATTTTTTGCAACTATCTGGCGTTACTTTGATGTGTTGTGCTTTATTCTAGGTATGATTGCTGGAGTATATGCAGCCTTTTTATTTGGTCAAGCACAAGGTGTTCTAGCAATTGCTGTAGCTTTGTTTTTAGTTGGTTGGCTTTCAGAAGTCGTAACCGCTGGCCAAAAAGGAGGTGATTAATAATGCCTTTTTTTGAACCACCAACAGCAATCAATAATTCAACTAATATTCAAAGTGTACCGGTTGAAGATGATAACGTTGTTAACTTTTTGTCGCCAACTGGTAGTAATGAATATGTTAGTGCCAAGGATGCTTTGGAAAATTCGGATATCTATTCAGCGGTTAATCAAATATCTGGGGACTTAGCTACGATACAGTTAACGGCCAATATGCCACGAGCACAAGGGATTCTAAACAATCCCAGCACGACAGCTAACGGACATACGTTTTGGCAGTCTATGTATTCCCAATTGTTATTGGGTGGTGAATGTTTTGCATATCGCTGGCGCAATCCTAACGGTTTAGATTTACGCTGGGAATATTTGCGACCTAGCCAAGTGCAAACCTACTTATTAGATGATGGCAGTGGTTTAACCTATACGATTACCTTTGATGAGCCTGATTTGGGTGTTCTTCAATATGTACCGCAGTCTGACATGATTCATATTCGCTGGGCTAGTACCGATGGCGGTATGACAGGTAACAGTCCATTAAAAGCATTATCGAATGAGTTACAAGTCAAGAGTTCATCTAATAGTTTAACGTTAGCTGCATTAGCACGTTCAATTAGTGCTCCTGGTGTGCTATCTATTCAACATGGTGGACTGCTAAGCGAGAAAATGAAGGCTAGCCGTTCACGCAACTTCATGAAACAGGTGAACAATTCAAACGGTGGTCCAGTAGTTATTGATCAACTTGAAGAGTACAAGCCACTAGAAATGAAAGCCGATGTTACTAAACTGTTAAGTCAAACAGATTGGACGAGTAAGCAAATTGCTAAAGTCTTTGGCATTCCTGATAGCTATTTGAATGGCCAAGGTGACCAACAAAGTAATATCGACCAAATTAAAGGCATGTACACCAACGCCCTTAATCGCTATTTACAGGCGATTTTAGCTGAGTTGGATAATAAGCTTAATGCTAAGATAACAGCCAATATACGGACTGCTGTCGACCCGTTGGGAGACTCGTTTGCAGCTACCCTATCAGGGCTAACTAAAGATGGCACAATTGCTAACAATCAAGCAACTTGGTTACTACAGCAGACTGGTTATTTCCCAGATGAAATGCCTGCTGCTAAATCAGAAAAAGGAGGTGATAATGATGACAAAGAAAGTGATGATTAAAGGTGATATTGTTGATGATCAAACAGCCGGTTTCTATCAGTTTTTTGGAATGCCAGCAGTATCGCCTTCGGGTGTTGCTGACATTTTAAATGATGATGATGACGATGGTGATGATGAAGCACTTGAAGTTGATATTGCTTCCAATGGTGGCGATGTTTTTGCAGCTAGTGAAATCTACACTATGCTAAAAAATTATGCTGGCAATGTAACAGTTAACATTCAAGGCTTAGCAGCTAGTGCGGCCAGCGTGATTGCGATGGCTGGTGATCATATCAACATTTCACCAACTGCTCAAATTATGATCCACAAGGCTTGGTCACAACCAGCTGGTAATGCTGACGATTTGGAGCATGAAGCCAGTGTTTTAAATGGCATTGATCAGTCAATTGCCAGCGCTTATGAAGCCAAAACTGGCATGGATCAAGCCGACTTACTACAATTAATGGCCAATGAAACATGGTTAACCGCTAGTGATGCCGTCGATAAAGGCTTCGCTGACGAAATTATGTTTGCTAATGATCAACAATTGCAACCGGTGAATGCCATTTCACATATTCCACCTAAAGCTGCAGTTAATAAGCTAATGAATTTAATTTACAAGGCGGATAAGGATAAAGCTAAGCCGTCTAAAGAAGAAAATACTACTAATAGTCAATCTGCTGAATTACGAAACAGCAAATTGGCTATTTTATTTGAAAAAAATCAAAAGGAGGCCAACTAATGGCTAATATTAACACAATCAATGACGCTTGGATTGCCCAAGGTCAAAAGGTATCAGACTTAAACGACAAACTAAACGCAGCTGTTCTTGACGACAGCTTTGATCAAGACCAATTTAAAGCAATGAAACAAGACCGTGATAATGCGATTGCTCGTCGTGACGCTTTACATGAACAATTAGAAGAAGAACGTAAAGCTCAAGAAATTGTCAATATGGAGGATAAGGACAAAACCCCACTTGATGATAAAGAAAAAGACATCAAAGCTGAGTTCATTAAGAACTTCCAAGGCATGATTAAAGGTGACCCTAAAGTTATGAACTTGGTAACTTCATCTACTGACGAAGGCGGCAACGCAATTGGTTTGACTATCCCTCAAGATATTCAAACAGCAATTAATACGCTTGTTCGTCAATACGATTCATTGCAACAATACGTTAACCGAGAAGCTGTTACAACTCAAACTGGGTCACGAGTTTACGAAAAGTGGACTGACGTTACTCCACTAGCTGACTTAGATGACGAAACAGCTACTATTGGTGACAATGATGATCCTAAGCTATCCATCATCAAATATACGATTCATCGTTATGCTGGTATTACTACTGCCACTAATTCGTTACTCAAAGATACAGTTGACAACATCATGACTTGGTTGTCGCAATGGATTGCTAAGAAAGTTGTTGTTACTCGCAATACTAAAATCATTGGGGCGATGAACGAAGCACCTAAGAAACCAACCTTAGCTAAGTTCGATGACATTATTACCATGATTAATACAGCTGTTGACCCAGCAATTAAGGCAACATCATTCTTAATGACAAATACTTCAGGCTTAAATGTGCTTTCCGAAGTTAAGGATGCTATGGGACGTTACCTATTGCAACCAGACCCAACACAACCAGACCAATATTTAATCCATGGCAAGCGAATTGTAGAAGTAGCTGACAAGTGGTTGCCTACTGCTGGAACTGCAGCAGCCCCAGTTTATCCATTGTATTATGGTGACTTATCACAAGCGGTTACTTTATTTGACCGAGAAAATGCGTCATTGTTAACGACTAATATCGGCGGTGGTGCTTTTGAAAAAGACCAAACCAAGATTCGTGTAATTGATCGTTTTGACGTTGAACCAACTGATAAAGAAGCCTTTGTTGCGGGTTCATTCAGCCAAATTGCTGACCAACCAGCAAACTTTGCAGCAAGTGCTGCTCCAGCAACAGCCAGTAAGTAATTAGTCAATTATGTCGCCAATAAAACACACGGTACAGTGATAAGCTGGGCGGCTAAGTAAGGATGTGATTTAAGTGGCAGCCAATTTAGAAACATTGAAATCATCTTTGCGAATTGATGGGGATGATGACGACGAGCTGTTAAAAGGCTATTTGTCAGCAGCCACTAGCTACATTAAACAGGCCATAGGGGACGAAAATAGTGTTCCGGGTTTCTATGAAACGGAAGGCGTGAGCAACTTGTTTGAAACTGCTGTTTACGCCTTAGCTGGTTCATACTGGTACTACCGGACATCAATCACTTCAAACACTGTTAATCCAGTTGACTTAGTTGTTGATTCAATCATTGGCCAATTGCGAGGCCTGTATAACCAAAAGCAGGATGAGGTGAACGACAATGGCAATTAATAAGTTAACTCCGGTTGACTTTAACCAACGTATACAGATTGGCACTGTTAAAACTGTTCAAAATCCTATTAATGGAACTAGTAAACAGACATTTGTTAGTCAGTTTAGTTTATATTGTGCACCCTATACACGATCAATTGCATCTTCGTATCAACTTACAGCCGAACAATTGGAGCAAGTAGTGGTCATTATTAGGCATAATCCTAAAGTTTGTGAAGGCATTAAATGTCAGTATAAAGGCAAACTTTACGATGTCATTAATGACAGCATTGATGATTCTAGTAATTATCTATCTTGCGATTATTTAACGCTAAAACAGGTTACTAAGGGGGCTTAGCCATGGCAAACGATAACATAGTTGACCAATTAGAAGACTGGCTTAAGGATGTTCACAAGCTAGTCCCTAACGAAGCTGAACAAGAAAAAATAACCGCAGCTGGTGCTAAAAAGTTAGCTGATAACTTGACAGAAGTCACACGGAAGAAACATTACAGCTCACATAAAGACGAGAAGTACGGACATATGGCTGACAATGTAAGCTATAACAGCAATGACATAGACGGTGAACATGATGGTAGTTCAATTGTCGGGTGGACTAACAAGTATCATGACATGAATGCTAGGCGGTTAAATGATGGCACTAAGCACATTAAAGCTGACCACTTTGTTGACCAGAACCTAGCTGAATCACAAGATGATGTATTTAACGCCATGTTAGATGAATATAAGAAAGGGGACGATGACTAGTGTTATTACCAGTATCACAGGTAGCCAGCCTAGTTAATGCCCTCAAATTAACATGGGTTGATAAAGTCTACTTGAATGAAATACCTCGTGAAGATTTAGACAACACTGATATTACAGTCATGCTATTACAAGAGACTGATTCAAGTCCGGCCTATCATGCAAACAGCACGTTTAAAGGCATAGCCATGGGTGTTGAAATTCAAATATTTTATAAGATTGACCTAGCCAATGACTTTAATCCGATTGAAGCTGAGATAGCTTTGATGAAAACTCTTAAAGATGCTGGCTGGTTAATTGTATCTAGTCAGCACCACACAACTGACCCAGATACCAACCAATTGACCAAAACAATTTACGTAACTAAAAATGAAATGATTTAAAGGAGAGATATAAATGTCAAAACATAATATTGTTAAAGCAACTTTTGCTTTACTAGACGATAAAGGTGACTTAATTAAAGACGCTACAAAAGGCCTATCTACTGACGGAATCTATGTTGCCGATCATAATGGCGAAGGTTTCAGTCAAATCAACGTATCTGCCATTGAAGCAGCCGGAGTAGCAGGTTGGGGAAACGGACAAATCAAACGTACGGCTTATGGTAAGTCTATGCCTACGCTGGCTTTAACCGCTTTAGACTTAGACTTTAAGATTAATCAAATGCTTAAAGGGTTTACACAAAGTTCTACTACAGGTGCATGGGTACGTCAACTACCTAAGCCACATGTTGCAATGATTGCTGAATCACAATCACTAGATGGTGACATCTCAATTTATGAATGCTTCAATAACATTGAATTTGTTGAAGAAGCATCTAACAACTCAACTGATACTAACAGTGAAGCAGCTTACTCAACAGCATTAAATGGTACCGTCTTAACACCATTGAAGCCAAACATTTTCTTAGCTGCCAATGGCGTACAACAACCTTATATGATTGCCAAGTCAACTGATACTGGATTTGATTTAGACAAACTTTATGCCGAAGTATTTGGTGGCTATACCAAACCGGTAAGCGGAACAACTAGTGCAACAACCGTTGTAACACCTGGTCAATAATTATCTAAAGGCTTCCCTCAACTGGGTGGCCTTTTTACATAACTAAAATAAAGGGGTACAAGTAATTATGAAAATCAACGCTAAAAACTATTTTAAAATCAACAAGACGGCCAATGTAACAGCAACTAATAATATCATTCGATTAGCTACTAAGGTTCAAATTGGTATGTTGGAATCACAAGATACTGAAAAAGAAATCACTGAACTAGATGCCATGAAAAACGGCTTAGAATTGCAAGATGAAATGGCCGATTTTGTGCAACGTGTCATGGGCTACACTGACCAGCAAATGGAAACAATTAATGATACTATCTCAATTGAACGGTTTGGCGAAGGTGTTGGTTACCTAATTATGCGTTTAAATGATATTTCAGACGCTGATATTAAGTTGTCTGAACAGAAGCAACGTAAAGCCATTGAAGACGCTAAGTCGTCAAAATAAGCCGGCACAAGCGTAACGGTGAGCTTAAAAAGGAAGTCCTAAAGTTGAAAAACCAGCAGGAAGACTTCAACTTGCTAGCTCAACAATTATTGACTGAGGGGCTATCACCAAAAGAATTTGATGATAGTTCCTTTTTTAATACAATGGCGACTTTGAATGCTCGTAAGAAGGAAGATCGTGCTGAACTAGTCGACCCGCTCGAAGCCATTAGTCAAACATATGGCTTATAAGCGCTTGTGCCTAAAAGGAGGTTAAAAAATAATGGCTAAAAAAGTAGTTGGTCGTGAGATGACCAGTAAGGTTG